AGATATGGATGATTTAATGTCTCAGGGTTGGAAGCCAATGTAATATGCCAGATAACGACCTTTGCGAGACTCCACAACCAACCCAGCAATCAGTTCTTAATAGATCTGGTAAGGATAAATTTTTACTCGTTTTAAATTTACCTCAGGTTTTAAGAAAACAAACTCTTTCAAACGATTTACTAAAAATAGACCCCTTACAAATTAGTATCTTCGGAACTGTAGTACCCCCTATACAAGTTCCAAGCAATGAGGTTCGTTACGGAGGACAGTCGTATAATGTTTCTTCATATACCCGGCCAAATTACCCACCCCTTCCAGTAAACTTTATTGTTGATAATAGTTTTCATAATTACTGGGTACTATGGAAGTGGTTATCAATTTTAAATGATCCTAACTCAAGCTATTACACTGGTACAGATCCAAAACTAGAAACTTGGAAAGATAGAACTGAAACTGGTATAGTTACTGAATATCAAACCAATTTTTCAATTTTAGGTTTAAACGAGTATAATGAAAAAAGTATAGAATTTGTATTCTATAATGCGTTTATTACCAATTTAGGTGGCATCAATTATGACTATAATGATCCGGAGTTTATAAAATCTTCTGTAGATTTTCAATTTTCTAAACTAGATGTAATTATTCCTACATAAAAAAATACCATAAAAAGCATAAATAATAATACAAGATTATGGCACGTTCAATTAATTCACCAGGTGTACAGATTACGGAAACAGATTTATCAAACTATCAGCAAATAGCTGGAGGTACAACCGTGCTTGTACCAGGTTTTGCTGCTCAAGGTCCTACCGATGAAGTTCGTTTAATAACCTCAATAACAGAATTTGAGCAAATTTACGGAACTCCAACAACACCAGCAGAAAAATATTTCTATTATTCCTCTAAAGAAGTTCTTAATTCTACAGCCAATCTTCTAACAACTCGACTACCCTACGGGTCAGGAAGTGGTGCAGGATTTGCAACTCAATATAGTGCACTTCTATATCCAGTATTATCAAGTTCTAATAGTTATACTATAGGGGAACCAACACATATTACATTTGATGAAGATACGTATGTTAATATCTTACAAAATAATATATCTTGGGCTCCAATAACCAACGGTGGTGAATTATCTAGTACAACAGTTACACCTGCTGTATCAACAATTACAGCAGTTAATACTACCTCTGCTGCAGCATTAACCGCAGTTATTGCAATAGATCCGTCATACACTCTGACTGTTAATCCTGATCTTACATCTATAACTTTAACATTTGATGTATCTATTTCGTCTACAACTTTTATAGGTGGTCCAGCAACATTTACTGATAATGTGTTTAATGCTGGTATTGTTGTTATTAACAGCTCTCAAACATCTGTAAATGAATTCTATGAAGGCTACTATGTATCTCTAACTGATAATAGTGAAATTGTACAGGGTAGTGAGTTTGCAGCAGTAAAATCAATGTTTACTTTATCAGCTCAAGATAGCTTTTTATCAGTACCAACAACAAGATTAGGCTTTTCCCTTTCAGGCGATGTTACAACAGAAGGATCTAAATCAATTTCTGAAGTAATTGAGTTTATACCTACTTGGAACTTCGGATTAAGTAGCTATCAAGATTCTTTAATTTTAAGTCTCTTTAAAATACGAAATTCAACATATGAGCCCGACACTTTAATATACTCTTTAGTAGAGTCTCATATTGGTTCATTAAATAGTAGACGAAATGATGAATTTAATAATACAGCATTTCTAGAAACTAAAGTTAATACAAGTTCACCTAATTTAAAATTACTAGTTCATCCCACAATTAGTAAGAAAACCGATTGGTCTACACTTGGTTCAAATTCAACACCAAATCGTTCAGTGCGTCTAACTAATAATACAAAAACATTATACGCCCCCGGTGTTTTTACACCTACATATACTTTTGAAGAAGATAAAAAAACCGGCAGAGTGAATCAAAAACTTGAACGAGTTTTATCCCTTGTTTCAACACCGGAAACTCTATTAATAGATATTGTAGTAGATGCAGGTCTATCCACAATTAATGCAACTACTTCTAGTGAAGGTTATTATGATGATTTAGCCCCCATTACTCAAACTCAATTAACCACAGAAGGTTCAGCTACTCTTAATCGCTGGAAAGATACATTCAATGTATTTAATAATTTTGTAACAAACACTCGTAAAGATTGTATGTTTATTGCAGACCCTTTACGTCAAATATTTGTTAACGGTAATTTAAAAACATTGTCAGTTAGAAATAACTCTTTTAACCAAAATATTTATAACCCACTAAAAAATCTCTTAAATGGTGTTAATACAAATTATGCTGCAATTTACGGCAACTGGGTAAGATCTTATGACGTATTTTTAGATCAAGATATCTGGTTACCAATTTCGGGTTTTGCAGCTGCTATATTCGCAAAAACAGATGAAACAGCTCAACCTTGGGTTGCACCAGCCGGTTTAAATCGCGGTATTATTAATAATATTACAGATTTAGGCTTTAACCCTAACCAAAAACAAAGAGATTTTCTTTATACAATATCTATTAACCCTGTAGTATTTTTCTCAGGAGATGGATATGCCATATACGGACAAAAGACTCTACAAAATAAACCGTCTGCTTTTGATCGTATTAATGTACGTCGTTTGTTCTTAACTCTAGAAAGAGCAACACAACAAGCTCTTAAATATTTTGTATTTGAACCAAACAGTGAATTTACCCGCACAAGACTTAAAAATACATTAACCCCTATTTTAGAACTTGCTAAAAATACCCAAGGTTTATTTGACTACTTAATTGTGTGTGATGAAAGAAATAATACACCTGACGTTATTGACCGTAATGAGGTTGCTGTAGATATTTACATTAAACCAGTTAAAGCTGCTGAATTTATCTTAGTTAATTTTATTGCAACCCGCACTGGGCAAAATTTTCAAGAATTAATCTAATAAATATTTTATATGGCACAAAACATCTCAGACTTCTATAGATCAGTACAACAAAACGATTTTGCACGTCAGTTTCAATTTCGAGTAGTACAGTTAGCAAATACTAATTTTGGAGAGAGTGAGCTAGTCTATCTAGAGACTGCCAGTTTGCCGGGTCGCACAATAAACAACGTAACTGTACCTTTTATGGGGCTTCAGTTTAATGTACCAGGTACTGCCTCCTACCCTGGATCCGAATCATACGCTGTAACATTCAGATGTGACCAAAATTACAATATTAGAGCTGTTCTAGAAAATGCTACCTTTAATACATTTGATGATGGCACATCAACTGGGGATTATAATATTGCAAGAAACTCTTCAGTTATAACTCTAAACTTACTTAGTAAAACTGGTTCAACAGCTAGACAATATACCCTGTATGGTGCATATGTTGCTTCTGTTGGAGATATTGCTTATAATTTAGGAGATAATGGAACAATTGTTACTGTTCCTGCAACTCTAGCATATCAATATTGGAGAGTAACTTCTACTAATAATCCTCCCAACCTCTTAGGTTAATAAAAAAGTAGCAATAAGTATTATTGCTATACTATGAACAACCCAGAACTAGGTGGGCAAATACCATTCTTTTTAGAATCTTTTTTAAGCAAACCTGCTAGTGCCCTCCCGAAAGGTGCTCAATGGATCTTAGTATTTGAAGGCAGTTTTAATCCAGAGAGAGGTAATAATGACTACAATGATGTATTACCTGTACCTGCAATTAAAAAAATTGCTCGATCGTTTGAGCCTCAGGTTTGGGATATCGACGGTGCTATAGATGCTACTCTTAAAAAAGACTATCAAACCACAAAAGGTTGTATGTTTGCTCAAGCTGTTCAGCTTCCAGGGGAATCTAACCAAGTAAACCCTGAAGGTTTCCAGCAAAGTGGTTTTATTAGAACTTTTGTAGGAGCAGGCAGAGACCCTTTTCCAAATTTACAGGTATCGTTTTTAGACACCAATATAAGCTTTGCTGATAATGTCATTAGGCCTTGGGTTGTAGCCACAGCTCATCTCGGTTTAATAGCTAGAAACGGAGAAGATAATTACAGATGTAATATGTCTGTTTATAAGTTAGGTGTTATATCAGTTGATAAGACACCTTTTATACTTCAAAAATATACTTTTTTTGGTGCATGCCCTGTCAATGTGACGGGGGAAGAATATAACTACACTCAAACTCAAAACCCTATAAGTAGAGAAGCTTCATTTATATATCACTATTACACTATAGACTCTAGAGCCGGATCAGACAATGTTAAGGTTAATCTGCCCTTACCTTTAAGCACTCGTTCTAAGGGTGTTAATATACTTGTATAAATAAGGATAGGGATGTTGCTAAACAACACTCTATATATTAAATCTCTTAATGAGTGTTAACTTTATAAGTAAGTCTTCAATTTCTAGTAAAGATATTTATTTTAACGAACTTAAAGTAAAACACTTAAAAACTATTTATAAATCTTTAATTGGAGAAGACTTACAGTTTGATATTATTTTTAATAATTTAAATAATATATTACAAGATATAGTAAAAGATAACATTTCTAATCTTAATTTTATAGAATATTTTATACTTCTCTTTGAAATAAGATGTAACAGTATAGGTAATATAATATTTGGAGAACTCCCGGAGAAAAATAATACTAAAATAGAAATTAATATTTTAAAATTTATAGAAATATTAAATGAGTTTAATACTAATAATATTCTAGAACCTGATACTATAGATAATGTTACTATATATTATAAGTTACCAACAGTTATTGAGCTTATATTAATAGAAAAAACTACAACTATTGATAATATATACCCATACTTTATTCACGACCTTGTTATCAATAATACATCTTTAGTAAAAAATTTAGGAACTCTTAATAAAAATAAAATTCTTGAAAATATACCAGCAAAAATAACTTCTAAGGTTATAAACCGGGTTCAACAAATCTTAAAAAAAACAAACGAGTTAAATTTATTATCAGCTACACATGGTATGACTGATAAATTTTTACCGTTTAATTGTAGTATAAAAAATTTAGCGTTTATTGTAAAGTTTTTATTTGGTAATCAACTTCTGTCCCTGTATGAAAATATTTTTGCTCTATGTAAGGCAGGCAACTTAACACCCGAATATATTGAAAATTCTACTCCGGGAGAATATTTATTATTTGTTAAAAAATTAGAAATACTTTCTAAACAACGAGAGTCTCCAGGGCCGCCTGTTACAGATTTTGATCCATTATCTGAATTTAGTTGAGATTTAATAGCTAACAAATAAATACCGATATGAGTGCATCCCTTGATGTTAAAGATATTTTATCCCTAATTAAGGATCTAGATAATAACACGAATTTTAATTTATATATTCCCTCTCTACAAAAAGAGATAGGGTTTAAACAGCTTACTACTGAACAATTAAAAAGAATTTTAAAAACTGTAATTGATTCTCCAATTTATAATACCGAATTTACACTTACCCTTAATTCTATTATAAAAGAAAACTGTCTAGATAAAGAAATTAATACAGAAAATTTTACAGTATATGATAAAATGCTTATTTTATTTAAAACTCGTATTGAGAGCATTTCAACAGAGCTGACACTTAATTTTACAGACGAAGAAAAAGATCAGTTTAAAGGTGTTGAAGATAGCAAAGTTATAAATTTAGCTGAACATTTTAACAGTTTTATAGAAAAAAATATATCTTTTCAGGAAGAAACGTTCGAACTAAATAAGTGTATTCTAGTCTGTAATTTACCTACTATTCAAACTGAGAATAAGTTAGAGAAAGAGCTTCATAAAAATACTAAACTAGAAGTTAGCACAACTGAGGAACTTCGTAATATAGTTGGAGAAACTTTTATTAACGAACTTGTAAAATATATTTCTCAAATAACTATTAATGAAAAAACAATAGATTTAATAGCTCTACCGTTTAAAACAAGAATAAATATTATAGAAGGTCTGCCAACTACTTTAATTAATAAGGTTATAAAATATATAGAAAAATACCGGGACGCTATAAAGCCTTTATTAACTACTAAAATAGTAGTACAAGATAAAGAAATTACAAAAGATATACCTCAGGACGCTTCGTTTTTTAATATGTAGTCTTAAATTATCTTCTTAAATAATAAAGAAGATGGCTACTATCGCTTTTTCACCAGATCAACAAAACGAGCTTATTCAAACTTTGGCATCTCAGTTTGAAATAAGTCCTGATTTTATTAATGATATAACAAAAAAAGCTCTAGCAGTAGTTAAGAGTGCTGCAAAAAAATATAACGTCACTAATAAATTTAAAAAAAGTAATGTTTTAGATATAGTTGCTAGTGCATTTAAATTGCCCTCTCCTCCAACAGCTACTACTAAAACAGATACCACTAATACTGATACACAACATAAAGAGTATCAAAAAGAGTTTAAACAACTTTTAAAAGGTTTACTTAGCATCACTAAAGCAGCAATTAACGAAAGTACCATTGAAGTAGCTCCAAAAGATAGCAAAACCGCTACACAAGCAGATTTTTTTAGTAAGTTAAATCTACCACCTAATAAAGAGAGTAGCGAAAATAAAACCGAAGAAAAAAGCTACTTTAAAAAGTCAATGCTAGTTGAAATAGACGGAATAACTGAAACGGGAGCACGTATTTTAAAACAAAAAATGCCTTTAATTTTTGAAGACATAATTGATAAACTTAAAACAGAAACTGTAGCTATAGAAAAAGAAAAAGGATCAAAAGAAAAATACACAGAGGGAGGATTACTCGGATTATTACCTAAAGGGCTTCTAGCTATGGGTGGAGGTTTGGCTCTACTGTTAGGTGGTCTAGCAGCTCTTGTAACAGGCTTACAAACAGATGGTCAATTTAAAGGTTTATTAAAAATTTTTAGTAATGTTGGATTAGCGGGAGGATTAAAACTACTTGAAAAGGGTGCTAAAACTTTTATTGACACTCTTAAAAACTTTATTGATGCTCCAATTAAATTACTTGACACCGTTGGAACCGGGCTTAAGGGAGCTCTTAGCAGCTTGCTACCTAAGGGCATAGGTAATATTGTAAAAGGTACAGCAAGTATTTTTACAAGGATGCTTGGTGGCCTAGTAAAATTTATTACACCCATATTAAAAAAATTACCATTAATTGGCACTGTTATAAGTTTAGGTTTTGCCTATACTCGTTTTAAATCTGGTGATGTAGTTGGAGGTATTATTGATGTATTGTCTGGTATAGCATCTATATTCCCAGGTGTCGGAACAGGTATTGCTATTGGCTTAGATGTTCTAAATGCATTTTTAGATTATAAGACCGGTGGAGCCACTAAAGAAACTTCACAGAAAAAAACCGGTATACTTAAAGAGTGGATGTTTGGCTTAGGTAAATGGTTTAAAGATAATGCAGAAAATTTTCCATTAATAGGCACATTAATAAAAACAGGCCGGTTATTTAGTGAAGGTAAGTGGACTGAAGGATTAGTAGCTTTTTCTAAAATAATTCCAGGTACATCTTGGCTATTAGATCTTGTTGGTTTTACAGAAGATAAACAAATAGCTCATGCAAAAGCATCCCAAGACATAATTGGAGATCTTTGGAACTGGATGCAAACTACTATGTGGGAAAAAATTACCAATGCCGCTAGCTGGCTTGTTGACGGAGTTAAGAGCTGGTGGAGTAATTTATCCTGGGACCCTAGAACCTGGGTTGGAGGCGTAGAACAAGGCGCACCTGAAAATCTTATAAAACAGGGTAAGCCAATGAAAGATGGAGGTATTGTTAAAGAACCTATAAATGCTGTTATTGGAGAAGCTGGGCCTGAAGCTGTGGTACCTCTCGAAAAATACTTTGACCCTAAACTAACTTCCCTAAACAATAATGCTTTAGAAGAAATTGTTAAAAATACAAATAACACTAATACTTCTTTAGAAGCTTTAAGTAATGCTATCTTTAAACTCGCTCAAGTGTTTAATGGAAAACCCAATAATAACAACAACATTATAGTTAATGAGCAAAAACAGCCTGAAAACTATCCATCAGCTTCTCAAGTTGCAGCCTCTAATATTGATCCTATACGTCAAGTTCGTATGCAGTTTGCTATTTAAAATATAAGTACTATATATGGCTAATCTTTTTAACGAACAACGTCAGCAAACAGTGGGTGGCCCGGGCGGCTTAGCTAAAATATATACCCCTAACGGTGGTACTTATTCTTATGTCAATGTAACTAAAAACTACACTTGGACATTAAACAGTAGTATAAGAGAAAATGCTCCCAGGATATTATTAAGAGAGTTTCAAATTAATGAAACAACTATTCAAAGACAAGCACAGTTTTATACTACCGGGGCAACCACTTTTTTAAGCGATAATGATATATTACAACCCTATGAAGAGCTTTACCAAAAAAATCTCCCTACAGGGTTTGTTTATGATTTTCCATATTTTTCAGATATCAACTTTCAAGTCAATACCCCTATGTGGGTATCTTTAGATAATTTAGAGCAGTTTGCAAAAGCAGCTACAGGTCTTGCAGGAGCATTGGGAGGTAGAGGTTTTGCTAATTTTACAGAAAGTGCTATAGGGGGAGTTGGTGGGGCAGCGCTGGCTGGTTTATCTATGAGTTACCCTAAGGTGGGTATTACCGATCGCCCCCGTCTCTGGGATAGTCATGAACCCAGATCAATTAATATTAAGTTTCCTCTCTTTAATACTGTTAACCCTTCTGATTGGAAAAAAAATAGAGAACTTTGCGAGTTGTTAGTTAATCAAAACCTTTATAATAAAAGAGATTTTATAACTAGTATACCCCCTGTGTTTTATGAGCTTATTATTCTGGGACAGCATTACAGTTACGCCTCATGTGTAACTCAACTTACAATTTATAATCGAGGTAATATGAGATTACTTACTGATACAGATGGCTTAGCAGTTAATGTGCCCGACGTTTATGAAGTAGACATCACTTTAACTGACATGGTAATGCCAAGTAAAAATTTATTTCAAACTATTAAAAATAGAGACGTTATAAGCGAACTTGCTCAAAATGTAACTACAACAACAGTGGAGGGGCAACAAGTCTTTAATAACCCCACATAAATATGTACCAAAACGATATACAAGATTTACCTAATTTAAGAAACGAAAATTACGAAAATATTTTTCAAGTCTATCAAGATGAAGATCAGAAATATTTTTATAATATTTTACAAACTATAGCTTTACCTACAAATCTTCCGGAAGGATATTTTCAGTATTACTATATAAAATACGGTGATACCTGGCCCTTTATTTCGTATAAGGTATATAAAACACCAAATCTATGGTGGTTAATATTACCGTTTAATAATATATTAGACCCTACAAGTTTACCTCAAAACGGCACTCGCCTCAAAATTTTAAAAATACAATATGTTAGAACTGTATTAGATCAAATATCTATTCAACGTCAAACTTAATATGGAAATTTTAAATCAATTTACATATGATACTAAATTTAATCAAACACGTCATGAGTTTGAAATATACTTAGACAATGGAGCAGGGGAATCAGATCAAAGACGTTACCCTATAAATCCGAATGCTATAGTTAATTTAACCATACAAGACACTTTAGCTGATTGGGTTGCAAGAGGTCATATGACTTTTTATTACAATCCTGAAAGTAATATAGGTGTATATGATGAACGTCTCGGACAAATTAGCGAAGGTACAGGGCTTCTTACCCCTGAACAAAAAGGTTTTTATGTTTTTCGTAATGATGGTAAAGATTATTTACGTATAAGAATAAAACCAAATATTCAAGATCAAGCTAATATCAATCAAACTGGTACAGGTACAGGTATTAATATAACTGATGAAAAACATTGGACTTTGTCTTATTTATTTTCTATCTATGATGTTGAAGACATTGACTTACCTCCCGGTGCTCGTAATCAAGCATCAGCTACACTTAAATGTTTTAAGATATATTTTTGGGATTCTTGGTATCAAAAAATGTTAACTAATTTTGTTCAATATTCGACAGCATTATCTCAACAAGCAAATATTGAAGAAGATAAATTTCAAGGTTTATATGCAAACCCAGGGGTAATACCTACAGGTATAGCAATGAAAGAACTTATTGATTTGAGCTTAACAACAAATACCTCCCAAGAAAATTATACAGGAGAAGTTATAGGCTTAACAGACAGCTCTTTACGTTTATTGTATAATCCAACAGCACCTCTCGGAGAAAATTGGGAAGAAGGAGCTGCAAAAATATTTTTTACTAATCCTACATCTTCAAATGCATACCAAAGTTTAACATACTTGTATGACAAACATATAAGTAATTCAAGCGAAAATGTTCAGTCTAGTCAGCAACAAACAAGAGATGGAGTGCCCGCTGACACAGCTATTCATGATTTTAGTATTCTTATTAAAGAAAGAGGCCCTCAAGCAACCGATGTAGGACAGCTCACACTTAGATCAATGTCTTCTTTTTTTAATAAAGCCGGTAATAGTTTAAATGCCCCTGGCCCGTATCAAATAGAACATTTTTTCTTACAAAATTATGGTAACTTTAGTGCGTCTAAGATAAGAGACCAAGACGCAATAGGTACAACTAGAGCTACAAAATCATATAGAGCACCGATAGGTAATACTTCTAGTGATACTGTAGATTTTAAATCTTTAAAATATAATCAAATAACAAATTATCGTTTTGTAGATATATCTGCTCTTACTAACGCTACTGAGTTTTGTACTACTCCAGTTTATTCTTTTGACTTTAAAAATCGATCTTTTAATGTTGAATTTAAAAATAACACTGTTTTAGCTGCTAGAGAGTTTATGTCAAAAAAGTATATAAACCAATTATATAAAAAAGATATTAGTGATGTTGAAAAGCTTTTTTTGATAACTCTAGATCAAGACAAAAAAAATAAAAATATTAATTCTAATTTTTCATGCTATGGAGACAATCCACTAATTAGACAGTCTAACGGTATTCAAAAGCTATTATACCTTGGAGTGTTTCAAAATGCCTGTATAAACTTTAGATCATTAGGTCTTACGAGTAGAAAACCAGGCCGTTTTATAGCTATTGATAAAACTGATGGGGTTGATTCAGGAGTTTTTGAAGATAAGTTTTACGGGCAATGGTTTGTTATTGATGTAAAACATATATTTGAAACTGAATTATTTTATAACGATATTACAGCAATTAAAATACACCGTTTTGACACTCTCCCCTTGAACTTTGTAGGTACTATAGATAATCAATAATATGAAACAGCACTACACTTCAATTGAAATTGTTAACGGAAGATATGTTGGAATAGTTTATAACCCAAACAATAACGAAGCTATATACAAAAGCCAACCATATCACACTCAAGCTGAGGCAACCCTTGATGTAACAGAGTATCTTAAAACTCAGATACCTACAACTAAAAATGTTATACCTACATCAGCTCCAGCTGCAATTCATCCTGCACCTCAGAGACCTCATAAATGTTGTGGGCGTTAACTATAAAGCTTTAAACAAGTACTAAACCAGTTAATTTCTTTATCAATTACAATTGCATCCTTGTACATTCCCTCTGATATAACTAAGAGGCTATTAGCATTAGTATCAGTTTCAAATAGTACTTCGAACATCTCTTTCAAGAGCTGTAAATAATCCCCGGAGAATTCTTGCTCTCTTTCAATAACATATTTTCTAAGCTCTTGAGGGGATGCTTTACTTTTAATCTTCTCTACTACTTTGTTAGCAATACCCTTAGCCTGGTTATCCTTAATGACTAAAGTTCCTGTAAATGAGAACTTTTGAATATCATTAATAATACGTCGCAAGTCAGGATAACCCGATCTAACTAGCTCTACGAGCCTTTGTTTCTCGGTATCCGGAACAGTGATTCCCTCATTTTTAAGTATAGA